CTTTCTTTTCTTCTTTCTTTTCCACTTTCTTTTCTTCTTTCTTTTCCACTTTCTTTTCTTCTTTCTTTTCTGATGGCTTCTTTTTCTTGATCCGGATTGTTCGCTTTTTATCTTCTTTTGCTAAAGCTTTGGCCTGCGCTTCTTCTTCTTGTTTCTGTCTTTTGGCCAATTCGTTTTTGGCCTCCAGCAGTAATTCTGCTGTTTTGTGTTTTTTCGTCGCATCGTGGCGATACTTGGCATATGTTTTAAAATGGCCTGGCGTTCCTGCGGCTTTGCACACCGGACACTCGACATCCTCGGCCTTTTTTATATAATCTTTCATATACTCACTGTTGTCGCGCGGATGCGCTTTCGCATAGTCAGCTTGGTATTTTTTCAAATCAGCAGTTTTCTTTTCGGCCATTTTATATTTGTTTAGATAATTATTTCTAAATCATTTCAATTTTTTGTTTAATGACTTTATCGGTTTTGATTTTATTAAACAGAAAAAGCAAGATCCGCATTTACACATTTATATTTTTATAAATGTATAATTTTATGTTCTTTTAGTTTCGTCAGTTATATGGATCTCTATATTATGCTGGTGATCTTTACAATGTGAACCACGGCTCTCCACTCGATTCACTAACGATCCACCTGATCCATGTCGATGAATGACTCGTTTCGCTCGCAGCGACGGCTCACCATTCTTTTTATACATCGTCCAGCAAACAGGGCATTCGTAGGCAAATGTTTCCAAATCTATCGTTTTCGCAATAATATCCATGTACTATACCACTATATTATATTTAAGTTAAAAAACCCCCTAAATATAATTAATTCGGCAATCCAATGAAATTCGTTATTAATTGATCGCCTTTTTCTAATGGTTTTAATATTTTCTCCGGTTCTTCTTCCACCAAGGTTAATATTTGCACACCTATGAGATAATGCGCCTTCAATGCGGGAATATTATAAACTGTTTTATTTCCTTTGGTTCCACCTCGAACTCCTGTTTCAATACCCGGTATTTTTAAGCGCTTGATCGCCAGTGCCATCTTTATTGAATTTGTTTCAAAATTTGTGATCGAGTTTTTCGCCATCCATCGTTTGAAATCATCGCACTGCTTTTCACCATAAAATTCTAATTCTTGTTCATCTTCTTTTTCTCTCGCCAAATCTTCCACCCAGCGGTCATACAAACTTCTTTTCATATCTTTCATATCCTCTTGATACTCTGTTTGAGGCCGTGGAATGCTGTGGAACTTATCCATTCCTTCAATACTCATCAAATAATCATAAATTGTCCGTTGCGTCCGCACTTGTTTGAAAGTTGCGCGTAAATCAACAAAATAATCAATATCACCCACCTTTTCATCACTAGATCGAATGATGATATTGCGTCGATCGCCTTTTCGCGTATTAATGGGATCTTCGTTATTTGTTGTAATTAAAAAACGGTGAAATGACTCTACTTCATAAGGATCTTGATTCTTTTTATTTATTATCAGACGAGCATCCGTAATTAATCCTTTAATTTGTCCTTCGGCTTCTTGGGCTTCTTTTTTACACATTTCATTCAAATTAATAAAAAACGAACTACTCATAGGTGAATTGAAATTACCCCAGCAATCACGCGACGGTTTTGTGCTTTCCATTATTTTTTTTGATCCCATAATATATCCCAATAAATCTAACAAAGTTCCTTTACCAGCACCCTCTTCACTAATAAAAGTCGGTGCTACCGTTTTTACAGCTGGATATTGAAACATTTGCGCTAACCATTGAATAAAATATTCGGCTACTTTTTCATCATTTCCGCATAAAATTTTTATATGATTCAAAAACTTTTGTAAACCTATTTTATCTTTTTGATATTCACTAGTATACTTACTAGCCGTAAAAGGTTTCCATAAATTATAAATCGTTTTTGGAACAGTAGCCGGAGGCGGATAGATGCCCATGTCTTTGTATTGACGGATCTCTTCATCATTAAACCATGCCAATATAAAACTTTTGGTTTTTTTCGTTTCACCAGAATAATCAATGTATTTCAAATGCTCATAGGCATCCTTTATTTTGCTGCGGGTCATTATGACTATTTCATCATTTTCTTGTTCTTCGATATAAATCGCTTTGCTTATGATCTTCGCATGTGTTTTTTCAAAATCAGCTTTGACTTTATCATAGCAATCATCTTGATTTTGCTCTTCTTCTTCTTCAACATTTTCGGGCATTTGAATTTCATTTGAATGACTTTTATAGGTGAATGTCATATTTATTCCATCATATAGCCTATTTACTCTTTCTTCAATCTCTCGTAAAATGGATTCATCCGAATAATGATCTCCATATATCATACACCCATCAAACATCAATGCCCCTACTTCTAATTGACGAGCATTTAATGCTGTTATTGCTTCTTTTAAGATTTTATTTTCATATACACACATTATCCTGTTAAAAGCCGATCCATTCCAATTATATGCTTTATCAAGCGGAGTTGTGTCCACTATATGTTTATATTCCGGTAATTGAGTAATGGCTATTTGAATATTTTTACATTCTTTATCAAATGCTTTGAAAAAATCATCTTTAACTTTTTTATTGAGTTTATCATCATTTAATGCTTTCAAAAATATGGTTTTTCCATCATTTCCAAAACGCTCAATGATCTGATCACGATTTTCAATATAATAACTCAAATTCGGACAATCTATATTGTTTTTGTGACACAAATAACGGGCGATGGTCGGATGTGCATTCTTCATATCAATATCGGTCATTATACCTTGACATAAAAACCCGCGGATTTGTTTACTCAACCCTTGAATGCTGTTGCCACAATACAAGCGCCCGCCTACTTCATTCGGCGTTTTCAAGGTATAGGCATAGATCCGTCGAACTTCGCCCTTGGCCTTTATGTTAGCTTGACAAAATTTCTTCATCATATCATATTTGATTTTTCGCTCCGCTTCGTTTTTACAAGACGATGAACAGTGTCGTTTAAATTCATCGAATGTCATTTTGTTGAGGTAGTTGATTTTCGCTAAAGGCAATTTCTCATAAGGTTCCATTTATATATACACAATATAAAAAAAATCTTTATATGATTTTTTTATATAAATTCCTAAACTATTTCATTTTCCTCATCCGAACTATCCGATATTTCACTATCGTCCAAAGTTTCGCCCAAAATTTCAATCAAAAGGAGATCCCGATACTCCGGCTTCGCCGCAATAATGGATTTATACGATTTTATTATTCGGGCCACCTCTGCTGAATAGATGCCAAACATATTGATATGTTTCTGCGTCAGGTTATGGTTCTTTTTATAATATTTACACTTTTCGATCTGCTTCACTTTTTCTAAATTGTTCAACCGGTATTGCTTCATATATGCGTTCCATTCTTCCTTCGTTTTTTTTGGTTTTGGCTCGGCAGCTGCTTTTTTTTCGACCTTGGATCGGAACATATGGCTTAATATATATATGAAAGATTATTTAATATCTTTTATATGAATTTATGGAAATTGGGAGGGTTGGGTAGGGAGAGTGAGGGTTGACCCCCCTTATAACTCCAGCTTAAAATATAGAGGTTTTTTCATATTTATGTGTATATTTTGATAAATGAGGTGGTTTGTAAAATGTATGGCCAGAACTACTATACATCCCTCCCAACCCTCCCGCAGGATAAGGATATAGGTTCCTTACTCTATTACCTTACTTATTATGTATATATATATTAAAATAAATAAATATATATAGAAGTATGTAGCAGGTAGGGTTGCGGGAGGGTTGGCGGATGCGCTGTATAGCCAAGAGTAGAGTATAAGGACTATTCGTCCATTATAGGGGCGCGACTTGATTAATTCGGTATTTGCGCAACAAATTGCTCGGTCATCATTTTATTGACTTGGAGATAGATCGATGAATTAGGACCAAGAATAGCTTCCTTCATGGTAAAGGGATCCAAGATGCGCACCTTGAGCGCTGACAAAGTGAGCGGGGCGCCGCTACCGAAAAAATTATAAGTATCAGCGAATGGGACCGAAACGAAGGCACCAGGGCTAACCCAGTAAGAGGAAACCAAGGCTTTGACTTCATACTTGGAGTCGCCGTCAATATAGTTGCTGTTATAGCCCGTAATTTCCACGAGGTAATGGCCGGTGGCATCTCTCACCGTAGGAATACTGACGGCATTTAATGTATTGGTATTTTCTACTTGGAAGTAGGTATTCTGGAGTTGGGTATCAGTAGTTACTGGTGTTTCAGGGGCGACAACGGTGGGATCGGCATACCATGGCGTATTGCCCGGCCCTATATTGGGGTCAAAACCCGTAGAGGTGGCCGTAAAAACAAAACCGGTGGGATTGGAACCAAGATTAGGACCGCCAACAGAAGACCAGTCGTAAAGTATTTCACCTTGGTCCTGATAAAATTCTTCACCCGGATAATAAATTTTATAGGATTGGCCGATAACCAAATTTGGTTCGTAGGCAGTAATAATATTACCCGAAGGCTCAACCGCGGGCACGGCCGTTAAATAAATCAACTCGGTGTCGGGCACGCAGGGTTGATCGGCTGAATTGGCGGTTTTGAAAAGCGGGTTATAGATATTACTGCTGCCGCAGAAGCCGCCGGTCGTCTTGGCTTGAAATTCGTTAAAAGTCATTTGAAAACCTTGGTCAAAACCGCCCGTGGGTTTGGTATCTAAATCCACCGTTAGTGCTGGAATATCGAATCCGAGTTGCTCCCAAAAAGAAGCTGGCTCCATCTTATTCAAAAGTATTCCACTTTTCTTGTCGATCAGGGTCGTGAAGAAATTGGTGCCGGACATATTGGTGGAAACCTTTTGCGTGGTATACATATGCGCGGTTACTTCAGCCAAGTCGGTGGACGCGGAAGAAAGTGCAGCATAAATGGGGCTGTGTAAGTAGTTGAAGCTGAATAAACCATTGTTTTCGTTGTTGTAAAGGAGAGATGTTTGCGTAGCGCCAAACATGATCGGAAAAACCCCGCTGTTGCCTGTGACAGTTTCGCCATCTACAACTATAGAATTTTGTGAATAAAAAGGCAGAATGGAATAATTGCCGTCAAAGGCGCTGACATTTATGGTTTCCAATGTGGGCGAGACGGATTTGACATCTTTGCAAAGCGGCACCAGATTGACATACCAAGAAGGTTGCGGTAGATTGTTGAGGCCGTTAGCGTTTGGGTGGGGTATTTCAGCCCAAATAAAATTGTTGTTGGAGCCGGTCGGATTTGCCGTAGTATCGGTGCTAAGGATCGTGCTGTTCATTGCGGGGCAGAAAAGGAAGGGCATATCATCAGCATTGTCGGGCGGTAGATTATAATTGTAAGAAAGCGGTGGAATGGTATACACAGCTGGATCTTTCGAATCAAAGAAAGTATTGGCACCGCCTCCGCTGGGATTCGCCCAGACAGGTAAGCCGGGCACATTGCTATAAACGCTGTCGGTGGGCACGGTGAGTGTAGATTGCGCGGCTTGTTTGGAAAAAGGCCCACCTTTGACATTGTTAACTCTTTTGATCTTTTGTTTGGACATATTTCGAGAGATCAACTCGGCCAGATAATTCGGGTTATAAGAACCCTTGGGAATCGTCATAGACCATTTCTTTTTTACGGGTCGCGTTTCAAATTTGGTGGTAGGCGGAACATAAGTGGCGACATAGCCGTCGTATTGTTGGTAAATAGAACTACCGGCTTGTAATTCGGAAACATCGGCTCGGCCAGCATTATCGGTGGGTAGTCCGGGGTCGGGATTGATGGCGTGAACAACGGTGCCAACCTCAATAACGGACGATTCCACAGTGCCGTTAATATAGCCCGTGCCGGTAAGCGTAGCCGTAGTAAGAGTAAAACCCTCCACCGTAGCCGTAGTTCCAGCACCAGTATAAGCAGCAGTTGCGGTAAAAACTTCACCAACGCCATTAAAAACAATAAGTTGCTGGGGTTGCGGAGGCGGATTAACAGAGGTCATAGACCAAACATTACCATAATCAAACCCGCCATTAGTTTTAGGGTCAGGGTTCCATGCTGACTGAAATTGTGTTTCCGCCAAAGCACCAATGGTTCTGGGAGGAATTGTTAGTGTTAATATTTGTGCTGGAACTGATTGGTCGCTGAAAGGCGAACCGGCGTTATCACCCGTTCCCAATACGGAATAAATATCACCGCCCTCATAAACAAAATAATACCAAACACCGATATTGTTTGTATATTGAACCTCGATATTAATACCCGCCTCATAAGTATTAACCAACTCGGGCATATAATCAAAACCAGTCTGATCTATCAAAGTACATATAGCCCCAATCGTAGGGTTTGTGCTACCGTCTAGCGTAATCACCTGACTTAAAATATTCCCCTCTTGACATACAAAAATTTCGCTGACTCTACCGCCATCTTGCGTGCTTACAAAATCCACACCGGTTAAAGGCGCAATAATTTGATAATTAGCATCAGGAGACATAGCGGTAGATTGAGCCGTAGGAAAAGTTCCCACCATATTCCAAGTAAATTGTGGATCAGAACCGTCCTCGGCACCTGTGGTCAAAACTGTATATGAAACTCCAGTGCTTAAATTTGAAACAGAAAGACCGCTAGTAGTAGCAGTAAAACCGGTAAGCGTAACAAAAGCGGAGGCGTTAGGCGTGCCTTCATTAAATCCAAAGTAAGATCCGGGGATAGACCAAGTTCCAATAACTTTACCACCAGAACTGCTTAACCACTGCCCAGCGCCCGATATAGAACCCAAAGTTAAAGCCCCTGTAGTTGCGTCCATATCAATCACCACATTTAAAGTATCGGCGGGGTCAGAACCAAAAGTATTACCACCAGCATTAGTAAACCAAGTTCCGACATTAGCCTTAAAAATTGCGGTAGTAATCGTTTGTGGAAAAGCCGGCGGTAAGGCGGGCGGATTAACGGTTGCCGTAAAAACTAAACCAACCTGATTTTCATCAGCCCCGTAAAAAGTATAATCCAAAGTGCCGAGGGACACAATAGAATAGCGACCACCATTAACCATCTGCGTAGCCGGAATAACATTACTAGCGAGGCCGGGGTCAATGGCCACCCAATCGGTAGCTCCCACATTTGTGATAATATAAGTGATGTAGGGCAGGGGCGCAGCCAAGGCAGCTGGAATAAAAGCCGATGTAGGCAAATTATAATACGGGTTGTTGGTGGCGGTGAAATAACTGGTATTCAAATCCCAGCCGGCGGGCAGTTTGTTGTAATTAGCACCAGTTACCCCAGCATACTCCCAGTTGATCGTTAAGCCGATAACGGTTATGATATAAATAACACCAACATCTATGACCAAAGCATCTATAGAGGGCCCAACAATCGGCGCTACTGGCGATTCATTACTGCTCATATATACCAAGTACGGCAAGGCATCTGCGTCATTTAAATTAGTAGCCGCATACTTACCATCAGAACCACTGTAGTTATAAGCATAATAGCCGGGTATATCTGGCTGGGCTTGATTATTTATGATATAACCCGCGGGGCCACCGACTAAAACTTGCTGATTTAAATTATAGGAGGCATCCGGTGTAGTTGGATATTGCACGAGGCCGCTCGGATCACAAGCATTAAAAGTATGGATCCAGTAGAAATAATACTCTAGTGATATTTCGGTATCAACGGCTAAATCAATGTTGCCTGAAGCCGTGCCTCGCGTATCGATAAAAGATGCTTTAACAAAAACACTATCGGCAGGATTGACTGTGACAGCTTCATTCAGTTTGGTTTCCCATGAAGAATTAGATATCTTATATTTATCTTTCCAAGCTTGTAATGCTAATACAGTCGATTGTGGAATAGGTTCAGGAGGCGGTTGCCCTTTACTCATTTTATAATATGATTATATATTTATAATATAAAATTAAGCTTCAATCTGTGCTTTGCGTTCAGTTAAAAAAGAAACCATATCGGTGTCCTTATTGTAGGAGCGAAGCACTTCGGCGAAGTAGTTCAAGAAGCAGGGTTGATCGTAAGAGCCGCCAGTGCCAAGGAAGGAATAGTAAACCGAGAGATCAATTTGGACAAACTGTTCGATTTTGATGCACCCATAAGACATTGTGCCGTTCATTAAGACACCGGTGTTAGGGTTGGTGAGACCATACTGCGTGCCAGTGGCGTAGCCGGGTAAAGAAGATCCGACACCCCAGAGCGCGGGTGCGTAGCCGGGTAAGCAGACATCACCGCTGAAGTCATCAAGCATCGCCAGTTTTTTCGCATCTGTGTCCACGCCCTTCCAGATCATTATCTTGCGGCCATCGACGACCAACTCCATCTGCGATTGCGGCGCAGCATAAGCCAAATGGTAAGGATTTGCGGAGGTATTTGTCGCCGGATCATAATCCAAAGACCAGTAAAAATTGCTTAAGTATTGATTGAAGAAAGCATTCAACCTTACTTGAAGCTGGATGGTGTTGCCGCTGGAATCCACGGTAGGCACGAAGAGGCGATCACCGACAGTGGTGGTGAAAACGAATTCACTGCCCGAGTCGGCGGGTTGACCCGTAAGACATTCATCAAGAGCTAAACAAGGGAAGGTGCTAAAGGTGTAGCCACCAGGGATACCTGAGAGAAGAGGATCGGTTTCCCACTCGATCTGGAGGGTGTAGCCTTCGTCGCAAATGTTGCGGGATCGAAGGTAAGCCAAAGCAAAGGTGATATCAATGTAGGCTTGAATTTTGGTGGCATCGCCTTTGCCCTGCTCTTCGGTCAGTTCGATCTGGGAAGAAGAAGGCGCAGTAACAGACACGCACATATTTTGCATCAACTCGCGCGCTAAAGAATACTGGGACGAGTTGGACAAATGAAGCATTTTAATGGCAAGGAGATCCATCTGTTGAATACGATCAATTTCCGTTCCACCCAGCGAGAGAAGCGAGATTTTGCGGACGAGTTGATAAATACCTCGAGGGCCAAAGTAAATGGGCTGCTGCTGATTGTTCAAGATATTGAAGTTGAGTAAGCGCACCTTGCTAGCATAGAACTTCATCCCCTGTGGAATGCGGAAAAAAGTTCGGTCGGCGGAGGAAGAAGCCGGGTCGAGGAGTATCGTGCGCGAATCCATATATAAACTGTTAATATATTTTATTTTTGTAGATTGTCTAAATGGCGTCTAGACTTTTTGTGGCGGGTTAAATTACATTTTGCTACTACAGCGCCACATTCACATTGAACTGGTGTTAATATTTTTTCCATAATTTTGGCGTGATTTTCCTCTCGATATTTTTTGACTTGTTCCAAGCGTTTCTCTCGGTTGTCGGCATAGGCTTGGTTCATTTTTGCTTGACACTCGGCTTTGTGTTCGGCATAATAAGCGTTGGCTCGATCACGGGCTTCTTTTTTAAAATCTTCTTCTGTTTTTGTTCCAATTATATTCACGCATTTGTCGGCGTGCAAGTCTTTGTATTGTTTGATAATTTCAAACTCACGCTTTTCTAATTCGGCTTTGGATTCACAGGGAAAATTTTCAATTAAATTAATTTGATATTTTCCAGTTTTGATAATTTCAAAAGAAGACTTATAATGCTTTGATGTTTCATAATTATTACAATCGGCCTTGTGCCCCCTTAATCTATCCCTTAACCCTTGTATAGTGCTGCCAACATAATATAAATCGTTGTTGCTAATACAGTAAATTTTGCCGTTTTGGTAATCCATCTTTTTGATTTAAATAATTGAATTATATTTAAATCAATTTTTTGACTTATTTATTTATTGAATCAACCGTGTTTTTTTTATATAGAAAGGAATCCGCTAACAAAAATGAAGCAGTCCGAGGGATTCTGGGACGGATTGACGACGAGAGGTGGTTGAAGGATAAGATTGACAGCTAAACGATCATTGATGCCAGTAGTAAATTTACAGCCAATACCGAAAGCACCATTCTGGCTGGAATACACATTCATCATAGAGTTCTTAATATCGCCACCCATCGACTTCCAGTAATTGAGTGCCAGTTCGCTATAAGTCTGGATGGGGAAGCGTATTGGCTGATCCCCGCCACTGACTGTAAACTCAATACGCGAGCCGATATTTTCTAAAGAAGGTACATATTCGCAAGCGTAGTTGTCATAGGCATAACTGTTGCGGTGGGATTGTTGAATAAAAGAAAGCGAAACAGCATCATATACCATGGGACTGGAAACGGCGAATGACGCATTGCTTGACACGAGCGTTTGCGTGATAAGATTGACGGTCTGAAAGACAACCGGCTGAAGCATCGGCATTTCCATTGTTTCATACCATTGAAGTTGGAGATCCATAAATTGATATTGCAGAGCGCCGATGTTAGCCTGAACATAAGCGGCACCATTGCTAGAGTAGAGGGCTTCGACGGCGGAGGCCAAATTGAAAAGCATCTTCATCTGGGGAAAACGGGACTCGCCTAAATCACCGGACGATTTGTTCAGCGCAATTTCAGGCTTAAAGGAGAAGGGTATAGACAAGGGCGTGTAGCCGGTGACAGCGGGTAGCGCAGGGGTGTTGGGGGCAATTTCGGAACCGAGCAAGAGGACATCGTTCTGGGATCCGCACAATTCAGTGAGACCAGCGGAGCTAGTATTAATACCTTCTAAAGTATATTTGGCTTGTTTGACCATTGATGCCCAGCGCGGATACATCGTGTTGACTTCCAAGGTGCGATCATTCACATAACAAGTAGAGTTGCGCCAGAAGGAATGGACACCGGCATAAGGCGACATAAAAACACAATCGTCTTTGGTAAGAGGCACGGCGGCGGTGGTGCCGGGGGCAATCTTTTGCACATTGAGCCAACCGCTAATACGAAAAGAACCGGCTTTGACAGCGCGGCCGGGCTGGAGTTTACAAGTGAAATCGACTATGTCGTTCGCGCTGTAGAACGGTTTAATGTTCAACGGCTTACAACCATTATATCTGAGTGCCATTTATATATATTGATTTTATAAAAAAATTGAAAATAATTTAATTATAATCTCTCTAACAAAAAAATGACAGACTTCGTTTTATACAATCCTAAACTGCGGGTATATCGTGATGGCACAGTGGAACGGTATTTCCATCAAAATCATCGCTGGGGGAAAAAAGGCTGGAACATAATTGAAAAACAATTAGAACCCGATGGATATACACGAATTGAAACGGATGGTAAGAAATATAAAGTTCATCGGTTGGTTGGAGCGTGTTTTCTTGGATTAGATATTCATAATTTAGAACAACAAATAGACCATATAAATCATAACCGGTCAGACAATCGGGTAGAAAATTTGCGAATAGTAACGGCACAACAAAATCAACACAATAGGAAAGACCCAAAGGGATATTATTACAATAAACGGCACAAAAAATATCAAGCATATATTGTTAAAGATTGGAAAAACATCTTCCTAGGCCTTTTCAATACAGAAGAAGAAGCCCATCAGGCATATTTAAATGCTAAAGCCATTCACCATTGTTAAAATCGTGTTGAACCTTTGCGGAAAATATTTGAATTTACAGGATGATTTGGAACGGGAAAAGCGGGACGAACCGGCGTTGACATAGGCACTATAGGGGTAGGGGCAGCCTTTGCTAAAGCCGGAGGCTTTGTTTCGGGTTCGGGTTCAGGCTTAATCTCTCGTTTGGCTGCTTTCTCTCTTTTGAGTTTGACGACTTCTTTGGTATTTTCATTTAAATCAGCAAGGAGTTCATTCATCTTGTCAAACTTAGTTCCATATTTTTTTTCAAAGACTTCATCGATCTGTTTTTCTTTGATAGCAGGGCTTTCACTTTTCTTCGCCTCTCGATTTTTCTTAACTGTCTCGCGCATAGTGGCTAGCCGATCAAGCATTGCTAATTTCTTTTCTTCATCCATATCGGGCTTTTTACGAGGTTTCTTTTGTTTTTCGCCATTGGATAGTAGTTGTAATAATTCGTCTTTCGATAGTTTTTCCATTTATATATTATATCATTAATAAAAATATTTTAAATATAATACGGTGTTCAATTCCGCTTGAAGTCGGGGTTCAAGGGGTTTATCCCTTAGATTTGTTTCAACAGTTGTTTGAAAAAGAATATGTTTCCGGGCACGATCCTCTTGTTCATTGCGGTATCCGCATACATATTGATCTGAACAGTTGCGCCGCCAGGGGTTCCCATGGTGTATTCGGTTTCCGAGACAGCCTTGTAGATTTTCAGGGGGTAGATGATAACGGGATCGGATGTTTGTTCAACTCCCTTAATACCAATAGGCGAGCGCAGGATGTAATCGGAGTTGTTGAAGGTATCATTCATTCGATCTAAATACAAGCTGGAAGGATAGTAGCTGCGGAAGTTCGTCAAATAAATGTCTCGGTTGGTCTGTTGAACTTGGTTGACATTGTAGCGGTAGTAAGACACATTGCGGGCACTAGAGATCAGCGATCCACGGTCAGTGCCCAATTGATTCCACTGGGGGGTGAGCAGCATACAGTTATACACATTTTCTTCTAAAATAAACTGCCTAGCATAGGTTGGCTGCGCTGTTTCTACGGTGGCTACTTCGAGTTTCCAAGTGGAGTAGACAAAGGGCGAAGGCATCCGATTCTGGGGATCAATGGAGTTCTGAAGCAAGACCAATTCAAATTTATCTATTTGATACGAGAGATTGTTAAATACAAACGGAATCGGGCTAGCTTCTAAAGTTCCGTTGGGTCCTCGGTAAACATTCTGAACATTCCAGATATATACTGTAGCGGCTGTAGCAGCGACTTGGACAAAGTTGCGACCATCCACCACATTGCCGGTCGGGTAGATATTGGCGGCTTGAATGGAGGTGTTGGCTTCGCATCCTAAAGAACTAAAGGTGATCAAACGATTGCCGCTACCATCGACTGCTCCGACATCAGTGATACGCGCTTTGGAACCTTGTGTCGGAAGTTTGACCAGCTGATTGGAAAAGATCTGGCGGATGCTGGCCGACAATTCATTCAGCACCACATCAGGCATAATGTGTGCGCCAGTGGTCGCAGTAGCGGGTCCGGCCGTAAACATCTGGACACCAATATCAAAGGTTCCACCCGTTGGCACGCCGTTAATGTCGAGCAAGCCCAAAGATTTCAATTGAGTGAAATCGGCTGTGCTCACCGTCAGCTGGTTAGCAGCCAAAGCCGTTTGAATGGCAGGTGCGGCAACCGCAAGTGTTATAGGCACCACCTCTTCGGCAGCCAACAATTCCATACCAAGGAACTCAACCACATTGTTAACCGTGCGGCCAGCAACAGCATCATACCAAAGTGAATCGGATGCCGCAAAGGTGATCGTAGGTGCGGCCGTGCTTAAAATTGAAGCCATATACACAAACTCAATAGGTTCTAAATTAGCGGCACCGGCGGTGGAACTAGAAATAGCATACTTGAGTTTCATATAAGCGCCAGCGACCAAACCAAGCGAGGTCAATTGATCAGCGGTGTAAGTAGTTTGCATAGTAAGGGAGTTGATAGCGGCGCCGGCGGCAGGCTGTGTGAACCACTGTTCAGCAGAAAACCAGAACCCTTCCTTCGGGTGTTGAATCATAGTGTTGCCGGAAATATCTACAAACAAATTGCTTGAAGGGCCAGCAAACTGACCTTTGGCGATCGGGGTAGAGGCCCAACTGGAGACATTCTGGTTGTAGCCGGGTGCTGCTGGATCTACAAACACTTCAGGCTTAATAGCACCAGCGGTGTTGCCGCTGATATCACTGACATTAATTTGTTGAAAATCACCTAAAGAAGTAACCCGAAAGAGAGATTGTTTATCTTCTAATTCAAGCGTTATCTGGAGCCCATCGGTCGCAGCCAACTCGAAGTTGCTGTGGCGGCAGACACCAAACAAATCGCGCAGGAAAATATGGACTTCCGTAGGGTTATTGATAAAGGCGGATAGTGAAGCGGGAAAAGACGATCCATGGCCGATTTGAGTTGACGAACCAGTTAGCAAGTTGCTGGCTTCTAAAGTTTCGAAGTCATTACAGAGCTGGTGCATAATAGTTTGCGTAAGCACATTGCTGAAGTTGACCTCTTCCAATAACTCATTACCTTTGTTGGCAAAGAGACGAGCCACGCGGATCAGACAAGCAGGTGAATAAGATTTATCACCATTACCAAAAGACACACACAAGTTCTGCGCAATCAGTTGGCGCATAGTAGTAGCGGAAAGCTGGGTGTTTGTAATAGCGTTGGTTAAATAAACACGCATTGAGAGATAGGATTGCGACAAATCAGTCGATAGGCCATCAGGCTGGATAAAGAAGTTCAACCTGTTGTAAGATGGCTGAAAGATTGCTTGCTCAACGGACCGCAACTTAATTTGACGAGAGATCGCTAAGGCCATTTATATATAATCATTTTATAAAAAATTGTTAAATAAAATAATTAAAATGGGGGCAAGCCCCCAGAACCCCCGACCGCAAGCGGAATTGTTAAATGCCGGATTGAAATCCTTGACCAATATTGGCTACGGTTGGCATTGCGACAGTAACAGGGGCGGCGGCGGAGGGATGACTGAATAAGTCCTTGAAGCCTTGGTAAATTTGGTAGCCCCCCAAGGCCACAGCCGTAACTTCGCCAACAATCGGTAAAAATGCTGAACTAGCTTCCAGCGCTGTTTCGGCTACATCACTCACCGCCCCCTTGACCAGATCGGTAGCAGCACCGCCTGCCTCTTGAAGTGTAGAAGCAACTTTTGTAGCGGCACCACTTCCAGCGGATGCTAAATCACTGGCTACAGCTCCACCCCTAGCTGCTGTGTTGGCTGCGGTGCTGGCCACGGTGCTGGCTAAATTAGTAGCAACTTCTTGCGCAGCTCCACCGACGCGTTCGGATGCGCCTAAAGCATCGGAAAGGGCAGCTCCACCCTGGCTTTGTAAACTTTGTAAACCTGAAGGTAATATTTCTTCACCTGGGCGGGTTATCATAGATTCTGGTGCCAGTCCCCTTAAAAAATCACCGGCTTGGCTCGAGACACCGGGGACATCAACACCGGTTAAAGAAGGTCCTCTAAAAGAGCCTAAATTAGCAACGGCTGACATTTCGGGATCTAATTCCCGCAGACCGGATTGTAAAACATTTTCGGGTTGAAGGGTATCAGCGAAAGTGCTGGCGGTGGGTCGCTTGGTAGCAAGGGGTAAAGAAAAAGGAACTTCCGTCGGGGCAACTTCGGCAACTGTACCTGGAGCAGGCGGCGCAATTCGGCCGGTGCGAGTCATAAAAACGCCAGGTGAAAGTTCAATAGCACCGCCCTCCAGCGCAGGCGCCGCCGATCTTAAATCACTCACAGTGGTGGTGGCCAATGTTTGTAGTTCATCAGCCCCAGCAGTCGCACTAGCTCTTAAAGCATCACCAGTGGTTTGTAAAGCATCCGTAGTATCGGATACGAGAGATTTAGCTTGATTGACCCGAGCACCCAGTTGATTCCCGCCTTTGACTAAAGCAGCCTTGATCGCATCAGGCGCAGCGGCAACAGCCTCTCGCACTTTAGACAGCCGTCCGACTAAATCTTTACCTTGTCCCAGTAATTCAAAAGCGCCAAAAGCAATGTCGCCAAACCCAGATGGCACGGCGGCTTTGAGTTGCGCAGATACATTGTTATAATTTTGTAAAGCCGCATTATTTGAGATTTGATCAGCCATCGCGTTTTGTTGTAAAGATGCGAGAGATGAACCAAAATTAGAAAAATCAGATCGAGCAGCAAACAATTCACTTGCCATATATATAATTAGCGATAAATTAATATTGTTCAGTGCTTATAAGCAAGTTAAAAGACATACTCAAAGCATCTAAACCGGTGCCGGTATCAGGATCATAAACCCGAAAAGAGAGAGATGATAAATTCACTGGATAAGAGATATTAATATCAAGCCATTGGTAAGCTCTGCTGTCATAGATATAAGCGCCAGTGCCCACTTGTGAAAATTCGGGATGAAAATAACAGACTACATTGTTGCGCTGACCGGGTTTGCGGCTGGTGGAGGCTTGATAAGTTTGCAGCGGCAAGTCCAATATTTCAATCGCAATATCAAAGGAAGAATTAACGACAGCCATATTGATAGAAGATTGACATTGAAAAGATCCGGTAGGACTGTTGATTGGTGTGAGAATATTGAGGCCGCCTGGGACATCAAGACCTGCTCGTAAAGATCCAGAGTTCGACATGTTAAAAGCAACGGTGCGGGTTTGAGTGCCGGTAGGAGTCGCAGTCATTAAAATATCGGGTGTCATTGATGCGGCAATATTAATGTTGGGTGTATTTTGGACAATTTGCGCAGAAGTTCCAGAGGCCTGTAATGTATAGTCGGCCGTATAATCGATAACGCCTAAAGCACCCGGATGAGTGGTAGCCGAATTGAAGGTTTCTGTTTGTCCACCATCTGATCTTTGTAAATAATAACGGAGGGCAAATTGACCAGCGACTTGATAAATTTCACAAAAATATTGATCACCACCAACAACGGATGGAGGGAAAGCATCTCTATCGACAGCTGTATCAAGATCTCCGTTTTCTAAAAACACAGCACCAGTAGGAGATTGGCGAATGCCATGAATATCCGCAATTTGACCAATTAATCCCATACTCCAACTAGAACCATTAGCTACAGCTTCTCCTATAGTTGGCATATTAAATTGAAAACGAGCCAAACAGCCACCTCCCTTTAATAAAGAAATAGTCGTATCAGATTGAGTCATAGCCCAGTCGCCAGCACTTGATGGATAATAAAATTGGCCGACACCAGCAGTCATATTGTCTGTAACCATGGTAAGAGCCTGGACAGCAGAAGTAGTGTATTGAATTTCGAAGGTATTGGTGGTAGCTGTAGAAGGGTTAGTGGTGGTGCTACAAATTACTTTTAAACCCAGATCGCGATAAATGGTAGGTGGTGAAGTAGCGGGTAGGTAGCCCGTTTGATAAGCCGTGAAGGTATTATTGCACCCTTCCGTTAAAGCATTTAATAATTGTAAAAGATTAGCATAGCGCTGACCTTGGAGTTCAACCGTGGAACTTTGAAAGTTGGGAAAATTCAAGCCGTAAGAAAATTCAAAGGTTGTATCGGGTAAAGTAAAATTATCAGCAATTCCGTTGATCACGGCCGTGAATTTATCTAAAGCGATCTTGTTGCCTGGGTTAACAATAACGGGTGCGGCGAAATTGACGGTGAATGGCGCATTAGGTGTATAATTTTCGTCCACAATAATTTTCAATTGAGTAGGCATTTATATATAAAACCAAATAAAAAAATATAAAGGTATTCTATAGAATGCCAATCTCTCAATTTAACAATTGGAATGCGCCTTTGGCGGCTTTTGGCTTTCCTGGTGATGTCTTTAATGGATCGCCTGAACAGACAGGTGCGGCTGCGGCCATCAGTGTAAATATACTTTGTTCGACGCTGACGACCTTGACGATCCAACAATCTTATAATAGCAGTAATTTTTATTATCAAGAACAGTATCAAATTCAAGGCGGCCAATTGACCACCATTCAGATGCCTGTTGTTTTACCTTACTTTAGAGTAAATATTTTGAATCAAACACAAGCCACGCAACAATATTGTAATATGAATACATCTCTCGTCCCCCAGTTGACCCAGAGTGTAGATATACGGCCGTTGACATCAGCCACGGATACTGTTTCGGTAGGTAATTTCCCAGCCGAGCAACTCGTAGCAGGAGAGAATAGCAATTTTGTATTTTACCCGACAGCAGCCAACAACACGATCAGCATCTATGCGGATGGCACCAAAGGCACAACGGTAGCCGGCGGCTGGCAATACAATAACTTAAATAACACTGGTAAAATCAACTGGTATTGTTATGCCTCACCTACACCCGCTACGGATTACAAGGTGTCCGAACTCACCAGTATGTATGCCGTTATTAATCAACAATCTACTTTAGGTTTAGCCACAGCACAGAATCCTTGGATTAAAATTTATACTCGGCCTAATGGAATTAATGATAGCGCACTGTGGTATAAAAGTGGGTTGTTTTTTGGTTCCAATGCGCATACCGATATCTCGGGCAATAAACTGTTGTACACCGGCACCGACCCTGTGGATATCCACCCCGAGATTACCGGCATTAACCGTATTCAATTACTTTTTATCTCGGCCTTGAGCGACAATAAACAGTTAGCCGATGTTCAAAATGAGAGCATTTTTCTCGGAACGCTACAAACCACCAACAATACTACCCCCGCTGACAGTTTTGCTTTTACGATGTCCGAGTTTGGTGCGGACTGGGTGAAAACACCAGCGGTGCTGCCCATTGAACACGGGGCGGTAGTGACGAGTTTGGTGCCGACATTATATACAACAACTATTAATGAAGCCGTTTCAGCCGTCAATTTTCAGAGCACGGCTTTTGAAGTAGGAGAGAATAGTTTAGTTGATGTGTTGCTGTTAGGCACTGGTATTACAAACGGCAGTGTTCGGCTGGATTATAGCGCGGATGGTGCTGCTTGGTTCCCCGATAATACAAATAGTTACGCAATAACCACAACCGATCCGCATTATGTAATTAAAGGCATAAAAACGGCCAGCCGCTATATTCGAGTCAGCACCGGCGGATCAGCCACTTTTCGGGCAACAAATTTATTGATGACATTTAGCAGCAAGAGAGAATAACGAGGGGAAACCCCTCGGGCACCCCAAATAAAATCTATAATAATATTATGAACTACCGTTTAGAAGTAGTTTATAATGTGCTACGGCTTTGGCTGGTTAACAAAACCTACCCTCCGAAACCCCACCCCGAGAGATCAATCGTAAAAAGAACAGAAGAAGTAAAAAGGCCATACGGCCAGAAATAAAGATCTATCGTAAATATAATGGACAAGCTCAAAAAGAAAGGCACCGTAAAAGCCAAAGCACCTGACGCTTACCTTTACGAACCACCGAAAAGTGAAAAGAAGATCACTGATAAAGATCTGTTTGTTCTTAAAACGAAAGATATAAAAAATAATAAAAGGTAATTATATAATGGATAGTGTAGCCGTGGTTGCCTTGATCATCAGTATTATCGGTGCTCTAGGACATTTTGTGAGAGATGTTCATTTACAGAAGTGTAAGGCTTGTTGCTTTGAAAGCGATTGTCGCGATCGCAAATCAAGCCGTTCATCATTGACGCCACCGGAAACGCCTTTAGATCCGCCCATTACTTCAACTGGATGTTAGATATTTATCTCTCGTTATATAAATGCCCAAACAACAAGCCTTTCGAACTGTAGAGCAGAATAAGAAGTTTTATGCGCAATCTGTTAAGCCTGTAGAATACAATTATAATTATAAATACATCGTGCCCAAGCCGATTGTCTTGCCAGTTCCGCAAACGCCGCGTATTTTAGCGATCAGAGGCAATGGTGGTGGATTCTAAAAATTACCTTCAATAAAATTAATTTTATCATTTTTCTCTCGTGTAAAAATCATAAAGAAATAGCGGCCTCGCCATTTTTTCACATTACAAATAGTATATCCCTGAAAGTATAATCCATTTTCATTTAATTTCTTCATGCGTAAAGGCGTAAGTGTTGAAAAACAATAATCATTGCCAAGAAAAGCAATACCTTTATTAACCTTTGTTGAATAGTATTCTAATAATTGATAAAAAGCATTAATTCGTTTACCATTATTTTCAAGCTGAAAAGGTGGATTAGAAACAACCCAATCAATCTCTCCAATATGATCTTTATAATCTCTTCCTTCTTCGATTTCACACCAATACTTTTCTACATAAGCAGGTAGGCAATTATAGAAAGAACCTTCACCTCGAAAAGGTTCTAAAACTTGATCACCAGAAACGAGAGGAAGGCCTTTAATAAGTTTTTGACACAATTCTGAAGGAGTTTGATGAAAAAAATAAGTTTCATCTTTCATTTTATATTTAATAAATATATTTAATTTAAAATACTTTTTGCTTTATCAAAAAAAGCTTTATCCATTTCAATGCCGATATAATTTCGTTTTAGATCTCGAGAAGCAATGCCACTATGCGCAGAACCAAATGTAGGGTCTAAAACGGTGTCTCCTTCATTAGAATATCGAGAGATTAACCATTTATAAAGTTCTATTGGTTTGGCCGTAGGATGACCATTCTTTTCTTTTTTGTTCGCGATTTCGATATAAGAGATAGGACAGCGTTTACCAGGAACAGTTGAATTAACATTGGATAATTCACTAATAGAAGGTATAAAATTAGAACTACTGCGACCACCACCACCAGCTGGGAAATCGCCTATAATATCAATGCGATTGTAGTTAGATCCAGCTTTACTAAAAACATAGATCATTTCGTGTGCAGACATGGGTTTTTTATTAGCAGCCAAGAATCCAACAGCATTCGATTTACACCAGACCAAATCGTATCGAAATTCTCTCGGATTGCTATTAATAAGATCTATGCCAAATTTGGTAGAACAAAAATGAAGACATGGAGTATGATCATTCTTTCTTATACGGCGAATATGCGTCCAGAATAGATCCAGATCAATTTTAATATCCCATTTACATCCCGAAATAACTGTTCCGGCTTGTCGATCATTTTGTTTGTTAGGGTTATCAGCTCTTTTCAATTTTTCTTTTTTATCAATAGCTTTTCCGCTTAAACACCCATAAGGTAGATCACAAATAATTAAATCAATACTTTTATCAGCAATCGATTTCAACTGTTCTAAACAGTCAGCATTAAAAAGTTGTAGGGTCATATATATATATAAAAATAAAAAGAGAGAGAAGTAAAAGCGAAGGTAAAATCAGGGGGGTAAATCTCGGGCGGGGATCTCGGGCGGGGATCTCGGGCGGGGGGTTATAGCCGAGACAGACCAGCCGAGATAGCCTAGCCGAGCGCGACCCTGTTTATGCTTAAACAATATTGTTTAAGCATAAACAGGGTCGCGCTCGGCTAGGCTATCTCGGCTGGTCTGTCTCGGCTATAACCCCCCGCCCGAGATCCCCGCCCGAGATCCCCGCCCGAGATTTACCCCCCTGATTTTACCTTCGCTTTTACTTCTCTCTCTTTTTATTTTTATATATATATATGACCCTACAACTTTTTAATGCTGACTGTTTAGAACAGTTGAAATCGATTGCTGATAAAAGTATTGATTTAATTATTTGTGATCTACCTTATGGGTGTTTAAGCGGAAAAGCTATTGATAAAAAAGAAAAATTGAAAAGAGCTGATAACCCTAACAAACAAAATGATCGACAAGCCGGAACAGTTATTTCGGGATGTAAATGGGATATTAAAATTGATCTGGATCTATTCTGGACGCATATTCGCCGTATAAGAAAGAATGATCATACTCCATGTCTTCATTTTTGTTCTACCAAATTTGGCATAGATCTTATTAATAGCAATCCGAGAGAATTTCGATACGATTTGGTCTGGTGTAAATCGAATGCTGTTGGATTCTTGGCTGCTAATAAAAAACCCATGTCTGCACACGAAATGATCTATGTTTTTAGTAAAGCTGGATCTAACTACAATCGCATTGATATTATAGGCGATTTCCCAGCTGGTGGTGGTGGTCGCAGTAGTTCTAATTTTATACCTTCTATTAGTGAATTATCCAATGTTAATTCAACTGTTCCTGGTAAACGCTGTCCTATCTCTTATATCGAAATCGCGAACAAAAAAGAAAAGAATGGTCATCCTACGGCCAAACCAATAGAACTTTATAAATGGTTAATCTCTCGATATTCTAATGAAGGAGACACCGTTTTAGACCCTACATTTGGTTCTGCGCATAGTGGCATTGCTTCTCGAGATCTAAAACGAAATTATATCGGCATTGAAATGGATAAAGCTTTTTTTGATAAAGCAAAAAGTATTTTAAATTAAATATATTTATTAAATATAAAATGAAAGATGAAACTTATTTTTTTCATCAAACTCCTTCAGAATTGTGTCAAAAACTTATTAAAGGCCTTCCTCTCGTTTCTGGTGATCAAGTTTTAGAACCTTTTCGAGGTGAAGGTTCTTTCTATAATTGCCTACCTGCTTATGTAGAAAAGTATTGGTGTGAAATCGAAGAAGGAAGAGATTATAAAGATCATATTGGAGAGATTGATTGGGTTGTTTCTAATCCACCTTTTCAGCTTGAAAATAATGGTAAACGAATTAATGCTTTTTATCAATTATTAGAATACTATTCAACAAAGGTTAATAAAGGTATTGCTTTTCTTGGCAATGATTATTGTTTTTCAACACTTACGCCTTTACGCATGAAGAAATTAAATGAAAATGGATTATACTTTCAGGGATATACTATTTGTAATGTGAAAAAATGGCGAGGCCGCTATTTCTTTATGATTTTTACACGAGAGAAAAATGATAAAATTAATTTTATTGAAGGTAATTTTTAGAATCCACCACCATTGCCTCTGATCGCTAAAATACGCGGCGTTTGCGGAACTGGCAAGACAATCGGCTTGGGCACGATGTATTTATAATTATAATTGTATTCTACAGGCTTAACAGATTGCGCATAAAACTTCTTATTCTGCTCTACAGTTCGAAAGGCTTGTTGTTTGGGCATTTATATAACGAGAGATAAATATCTAACATCCAGTTGAAGTAATGGGCGGATCTAAAGGCGTTTCCGGTGGCGTCAATGATGAACGGCTTGATTTGCGATCGCGACAATCGCTTTCAAAGCAACAAGCCTTACACTTCTGTAAATGAACATCTCTCACAAAATGTCCTAGAGCACCGATAATACTGATGATCAAGGCAACCACGGCTACACTATCCATTATATAATTACCTTTTATTATTTTTTATATCTTTCGTTTTAAGAACAAACAGATCTTTATCAGTGATCTTCTTTTCACTTTTCGGTGGTTCGTAAAGGTAAGCGTCAGGTGCTTTGGCTTTTACGGTGCCTTTCTTTTTGAGCTTGTCCATTATATTTACGATAGATCTTTATTTCTGGCCGTATGGCCTTTTTACTTCTTCTGTTCTTTTTACGATTGATCTCTCGGGGTGGGGTTTCGGAGGGTAGGTTTTGTTAACCAGCCAAAGCCGTAGCACATTATAAACTACTTCTAAACGGTAGTTCATAATATTATTATAGATTTTATTTGGGGTGCCCGAGGGGTTTCCCCTCGTTATTCTCTCTTGCTGCTAAATGTCATCAATAAATTTGTTGCCCGAAAAGTGGCTGATCCGCCGGTGCTGACTCGAATATAGCGGCTGGCCGTTTTTATGCCTTTAATTACATAATGCGGATCGGTTGTGGTTATTGCGTAACTATTTGTATTATCGGGGAACCAAGCAGCACCATCCGCGCTATAATCCAGCCGAACACTGCCGTTTGTAATACCAGTGCCTAACAGCAACACATCAACTAAACTATTCTCTCCTACTTCAAAAGCCGTGCTCTGAAAATTGACGGCTGAAACGGCTTCATTAATAGTTGTTGTATATAATGTCGGCACCAAACTCGTCACTACCGCCCCGTGTTCAATGGGCAGCACCGCTGGTGTTTTCACCCAGTCCGCACCAAACTCGGACATCGTAAAAGCAAAACTGTCAGCGGGGGTAGTATTGTTGGTGGTTTGTAGCGTTCCGAGAAAAATGCTCTCATTTTGAACATCGGCTAACTGTTTATTGTCGCTCAAGGCCGAGATAAAAAGTAATTGAATACGGTTAATGCCGGTAATCTCGGGGTGGATATCCACAGGGTCGGTGCCGGTGTACAACAGTTTATTGCCCGAGATATCGGTATGCGCATTGGAACCAAAAAACAACCCACTTTTATACCACAGTGCGCTATCATTAATTCCATTAGGCCGAGTATAAATTTTAATCCAAGGATTCTGTGCTGTGGCTAAACCTAAAGTAGATTGTTGATTAATAACGGCATACATACTGGTGAGTTCGGACACCTTGTAATCCGTAGCGGGTGTAGGTGAGGCATAACAATACCAGTTGATTTTACCAGTGTTATTTAAGTTATTGTATTGCCAGCCGCCGGCTACCGTTGTGCCTTTGGTGCCATCCGCATAGATGCTGATCGTGTTGTTGGCTGCTGTCGGGTAAAATACAAAATTGCTATTCTCTCCTGCTACGAGTTGCTCGGCTGGGAAATTACCTACCGAAACAGTATCCGTGGCTGATGTCAACGGCCGTATATCTACACTCTGGGTCAACTGGGGGACGAGAGATGTATTCATATTACAATATTGTTGCGTGGCTTGTGTTTGATTCAAAATATTTACTCTAAAGTAAGGTAAAACAACAGGCATCTGAATGGTGGTCAATTGGCCGCCTTGAATTTGATACTGTTCTTGATAATAAAAATTACTGCTATTATAAGATTGTTGGATCGTCAAGGTCGTCAGCGTCGAACAAAGTATATTTACACTGATGGCCGCAGCCGCACCTGTCTGTTCAGGCGATCCATTAAAGACATCACCAGGAAAGCCAAAAGCCGCCAAAGGCGCATTCCAATTGTTAAATTGAGAGATTGGCATTCTATAGAATACCTTTATATTTTTTTATTTGGTTTTATATATAAATGCCTACTCAATTGAAAATTATTGTGGACGAAAATTATACACCTAATGCGCCATTCACCGTCAATTTCGCCGCACCCGTTATTGTTAACCCAGGCAACAAGATCGCTTTAGATAAATTCACGGCCGTGATCAACGGAATTGCTGATAATTTTACTTTACCCGATACAACCTTTGAATTTTCTTACGGCTTGAATTTTCCCAACTTTCAAAGTTCCACGGTTGAACTCCAAGGTCAGCGCTATGCTAATCTTTTACAATTATTAAATGCTTTAACGGAAGGGTGCAATAATACCTTCACGGCTTATCAAACGGGCTACCTACCCGCTACTTCACCACCTACCATTTATCGCGATCTGGGTTTAAAAGTAATTTGTAGCACCACCACTAACCCTTCTACAGCTACCACCAATACCTTCGAAATTCAATACACTACTTCTGCTGTCCAGGCTCTTACCATGGTTACAGACAATATGACTGCTGGTGTCGGCCAATTTTATTATCCATCAAGTGCTGGCGACTGGGCTATGACTCAATCTGATACGACTATTTCTTTATTAAAGGGAGGTGGCTGTTTGGCTCGTTTTCAATTTAATATGCCAACTATAGGAGAAGCTGTAGCTAATGGTTCTAGTTGGAGTATGGGATTAATTGGTCAAATTGCGGATATTCATGGCATTCGCCAATCTCCTACTGGTGCTGTGTTTTTAGAAAACGGAGATCTTGATACAGCTGTCGATAGAGATGCTTTCCCTCCATCCGTTGTTGGTGGTGATCAATATTTTTGTGAAATTTATCAAGTCGCTGGTCAATTTGCCCTCCGTTATTATTTACAAAGATCAGATGGTGGACAAACAGAAACCTTCAATTCGGCTACCACTCATCCGGGTGCTTTAGGCGTTATCGATTATACGGCCGACTATACATTACAGGCCTCTGGAACTTCTGCGCAAATTGTCCAAAATACACCCAACATTAATATTGCCGCATCAATGACACCCGATATTTTAATGACTGCGACTCCTACCGGCACTCAAACCCGCACCGTTGCTTTTAACATGTCGAACTCTGGATCTTTACGAGCAGGTCTTGATGTCCCAGGCGGCCTCAATATTCTCACACCAATCAACAGTCCTACCGGATCTTTTCAATGTCAATCTTCTATCAATATGGCTGTCGTTAATTCTTCCTTTGATATTGCGATTGAAATATTGGACTTGCCGCTGCAAACTTATCAAGCCTCCACCAGCCGCAAACCCGGTCAGCGCAACAATGTAGTCTGTTATTTTCATCCCGAATTTTCACAAGTGGGCACTGGCGCTTATATCTATGACAGCAGAGCTTACCAATGGCTTGATATTAATATCTCTTATCCAGTGAATTTATCATCTCTCTCTTTTCGGGTTTATGATCCTGATACCGGCACCGGTTTAGATGCTTTGAGTATGTCTTTTAACTTGCTTATAAGCACTGAACAATATTAATTTATCGCTAATTATATATATGGCAAGTGAATTGTTTGCTGCTCGATCTGATTTTTCTAATTTTGGTTCATCTCTCGCATCTTTACAACAAAACGCGATGGCTGATCAAATCTCAAATAATGCGGCTTTACAAAATTATAACAATGTATCTGCGCAACTCAAAGCCGCCGTGCCATCTGGGTTTGGCGACATTGCTTTTGGCGCTTTTGAATTACTGGGACAAGGTAAAGATTTAGTCGGACGGCTGTCTAAAGTGCGAGAGGCTGTTGCCGCTGCGCCTGATGCGATCAAGGCTGCTTTAGTCAAAGGCGGGAATCAACTGGGTGCTCGGGTCAATCAAGCTAAATCTCTCGTATCCGATACTACGGATGCTTTACAAACCACTGGTGATGCTTTAAGAGCTAGTGCGACTGCTGGGGCTGATGAACTACAAACATTGGCCACCACCACTGTGAGTGATTTAAGATCGGCGGCGCCTGCGCTGGAGGGCGGTGCTATTGAACTTTCACCTGGCGTTTTTATGACTCGCACCGGCCGAATTGCGCCGCCTGCTCCAGGTACAGTTGCCGAAGTTGCCCCGACGGAAGTTCCTTTTTCTTTACCCCTTGCTACCAAGCGACCCACCGCCAGCACTTTCGCTGATACCCTTCAACCCGAAAATGTTTTACAATCCGGTCTGCGGGAATTAGATCCCGAAATGTCAGCCGTTGCTAATTTAGGCTCTTTTAGAGGACCTTCTTTAACCGGTGTTGATGTCCCCGGTGTCTCGAGCCAAGCCGGTGATTTTTTAAGGGGACTGGCACCAGAATCTATGATAACCCGCCCAGGTGAAGAAATATTACCTTCAGGTTTACAAAGTTTACAAAGCCAGGGTGGAGCTGCCCTTTCCGATGCTTTAGGCGCATCCGAACGCGTCGGTGGAGCTGCGCAAGAAGTTGCTACTAATTTAGCCAGCACCGTGGCCAGCACCGCAGCCAACACAGCAGCTAGGGGTGGAGCTGTAGCCAGTGATTTAGCATCCGCTGGAAGTGGTGCCGCTACAAAAGTTGCTTCTACACTTCAAGAGGCAGGCGGTGCTGCTACCGATCTGGTCAAGGGGGCGGTGAGTGATGTAGCCGAAACAGCGCTGGAAGCTAGTTCAGCATTTTTACCGATTGTTGGCGAAGTTACGGCTGTGGCCTTGGGGGGCTACCAAATTTACCAAGGCTTCAAGGACTTATTCAGTCATCCCTCCGCCGCCGCCCCTGTTACTGTCGCAATGCCAACCGTAGCCAATATTGGTCAAGGATTTCAATCCGGCATTTAACAATTCCGCTTGCGGTCGGGGGTTCTGGGGGCTTGCCCCCATTTTAATTATTTTATTTAACAATTTTTTATAAAATGATTATATATAAATGGCCTTAGCGATCTCTCGTCAAATTAAGTTGCGGTCCGTTGAGCAAGCAATCTTTCAGCCATCTTACAACAGGTTGAACTTCTTTATCCAGCCTGATGGCCTATCGACTGATTTGTCGCAATCCTATCTCTCAATGCGTGTTTATTTAACCAACGCTATTACAAACACCCAGCTTTCCGCTACTACTATGCGCCAACTGATTGCGCAGAACTTGTGTGTGTCTTTTGGTAATGGTGATAAATCTTATTCACCTGCTTGTCTGATCCGCGTGGCTCGTCTCTTTGCCAACAAAGGTAATGAGTTATTGGAAGAGGTCAACTTCAGCAATGTGCTTACGCAAACTATTATGCACCAGCTCTGTAATGACTTCGAAACTTTAGAAGCCAGCAACTTGCTAACTGGTTCGTCAACTCAAATCGGCCATGGATCGTCTTTTCCCGCTTCACTATCCGCCTTTATCAATAACCCTACGGAAGTCCATATTTTCCTGCGCGATTTGTTTGGTGTCTGCCGCCACAGCAACTTCGAGTTGGCTGCGACCGATGGGCTCCAGATAACGCTTGAATTAGAAGATAAACAATCTCTCTTTCGGGTTACTTCTTTAGGTGATTTTCAACAAATTAATGTCAGTGATATCAGCGGCAACACCGCTGGTGCTATTAAGCCTGAAGTGTTTGTAGATCCAGCAGCACCCGGCTACAACCAGAATGTCTCCAGTTGGGCCTCTACCCCGATCGCCAAAGGTCAGTTTGCTGGCCCTTCAAGCAATTTGTTTGTAGATATTTCCGGCAACACTATGATTCAACACCCGAAGGAAGGGTTCTGGTTTTCTGCTGAACAGTGGTTCACACAGCCTGCCGCCGGCGCCGCTATCAACTCCCTTACTATGCAAACTACTTACACCGCTGATCAATTGACCTCGCTTGGTTTGGTCGCTGGCGCTTATATGAAACTCAAGTATGCTATTTCTAGTTCCACCGCCGGTGCCGCTAATTTAGAACCTATTGAGTTTGTGTATATGGCTTCAATTTTAAGCACGGCCGCACCTACGATCACCTTTGCGGCATCCGATTCACTTTGGTATGATGCTGTTGCTGGCCGCACGGTTAACAATGTGGTTGAGTTCCTTGGTATGGAATTGTTGGCTGCCGAAGAGGTGGTGCCTATAACACTTGCGGTTGCCGCACCTGCCATTCAAACGGCTTTGGCTGCTAACCAGCTGACGGTGAGCACAGCCGATTTCACTCAATTGAAATCTTTGGGCTTGCTCGACATTAACGGCGTGCCAACGGGTGGAACCTTTGATATTGGTGTCCAGATGTTTACGGCCGGACCCGCTACTGCGACCACTGGCGCACACATTATGCCTGATGTGGTGCTGAATGAATTGTCGGCCAGCATCCGCCAGATCTTTTCCAATCAGCTGGTCAAACTTCCGACACAAGGTTCCAAAGCGCGTATCACTGATGTCGGAGCAGTCGATGGTAGCGGCAATCGTTTGATCACCTTTAGTTCTTTAGGATGCGAAGCCAACACCTCCATTCAAGCCGCCAATATCTACCCGACCGGCAATGTGGTGGATGGTCGCAACTTTGTCCAAGTCGCTGCTACAGCCGCTACAGTATATATCTGGAATGTTCAGAATGTTTACCGAGGACCCAACGGAACTTTAGAAGCTAGCCCGATTCCGTTTGTATTTAACAATCTCTCGTATCAAATAGATAAATTTGAATTGGTCTTGCTTCAGAACTCCATTGATCCCCAGAATCGGATGCCTTCGCCCTTTGTCTACTCCACTTGGAAACTCGAAGTAGCCACCGTAGAAACAGCGCAGCCAACCTATGCTAGGCAGTTTATTTTAGAAGAAAATGTGTATAACTGTATGCTGCTCACCCCCCAGTGGAATCAATTGGGCACTGACCGTGGATCGCTGATCTCTAGTGCCCGCAATGTGTCTTACTACCGCTACAATGTCAACCAAGTTCAACAGACCAACCGAGACATTTATTTGACGAACTTCCGCAGCTACTATCCTTCCAGCTTGTATTTAGATCGAATGAATGATACCTTCAACAACTCCGATTACATCCTGCGCTCGCCTATTGGTATTAAGGGAGTTGAACAAACATCCGATCCCGTTATCATCTACCCCCTGAAAATCTACAAGGCTGTCTCGGAAACCGAATACACCATGGGAACCCCTGGCGGCGCAACTGTTCAGATCAATATGTATGCGGATACCGCAATGAACAAGAGGATCGTGCCCGGAAACATATTCTTTTTCAAACAACTGTTGAAACAAATCTAAGGGATAAACCCCTTGAACCCCGACTTCAAGCGGAATTGAACACCGTATTATATTTAAAATATTTTTATTAATGATATAATATATAAATGGAAAAACTATCGAAAGACGAATTATTACAACTACTATCCAATGGCGAAAAACAAAAGAAACCTCGTAAAAAGCCCGATATGGATGAAGAAAAGAAATTAGCAATGCTTGATCGGCTAGCCACTATGCGCGAGACAGTTAAGAAAAATCGAGAGGCGAAGAAAAGTGAAAGCCCTGCTATCAAAGAAAAACAGATCGATGAAGTCTTTGAAAAAAAATATGGAACTAAGTTTGACAAGATGAATGAACTCCTTGCTGATTTAAATGAAAATACCAAAGAAGTCGTCAAACTCAAAAGAGAGAAAGCAGCCAAACGAGAGATTAAGCCTGAACCCGAACCCGAAACAAAGCCTCCGGCTTTAGCAAAGGCTGCCCCTACCCCTATAGTGCCTATGTCAACGCCGGTTCGTCCCGCTTTTCCCGTTCCAAATCATCCTGTAAATTCAAATATTTTCCGCAAAGGTTCAACACGATTTTAACAATGGTGAATGGCTTTAGCATTTAAATATGCCTGATGGGCTTCTTCTTCTGTATTGAAAAGGCCTAGGAAGATGTTTTTCCAATCTTTAACAATATATGCTTGATATTTTTTGTGCCGTTTATTGTAATAATATCCCTTTGGGTCTTTCCTATTGTGTTGATTTTGTTGTGCCGTTACTATTCGCAAATTTTCTACCCGATTGTCTGACCGGTTATGATTTATATGGTCTATTTGTTGTTCTAAATTATGAATATCTAATCCAAGAAAACACGCTCCAACCAACCGATGAACTTTATATTTCTTACCATCCGTTTCAATTCGTGTATATCCATCGGGTTCTAATTGTTTTTCAATTATGTTCCAGCCTTTTTTCCCCCAGCGATGATTTTGATGGAAATACCGTTCCACTGTGCCATCACGATATACCCGCAGTTTAGGATTGTATAAAACGAAGTCTGTCATTTTTTTGTTAGAGAGATTATAATTAAATTATTTTCAATTTTTTTATAAAATCAATATATATAAATGGCACTCAGATATAATGGTTGTAAGCCGTTGAACATTAAACCGTTCTACAGCGCGAACGACATAGTCGATTTCACTTGTAAACTCCAGCCCGGCCGCGCTGTCAAAGCCGGTTCTTTTCGTATTAGCGGTTGGCTCAATGTGCAAAAGATTGCCCCCGGCACCACCGCCGCCGTGCCTCTTACCAAAGACGATTGTGTTTTTATGTCGCCTTATGCCGGTGTCCATTCCTTCTGGCGCAACTCTACTTGTTATGTGAATGATCGCACCTTGGAAGTCAACACGATGTATCCGCGCTGGGCATCAATGGTCAAACAAGCCAAATATACTTTAGAAGGTATTAATACTAGCTCCGCTGGTCTCACTGAATTGTGCGGATCCCAGAACGATGTCCTCTTGCTCGGTTCCGAAATTGCCCCCAACACCCCTGCGCTACCCGCTGTCACCGGCTACACGCCCTTGTCTATACCCTTCTCCTTTAAGCCTGAAATTGCGCTGAACAAATCGTCCGGTGATTTAGGCGAGTCCCGTTTTCCCCAGATGAAGATGCTTTTCAATTTGGCCTCCGCCGTCGAAGCCCTCTACTCTAGCAATGGTGCCGCTTATGTTCAGGCTAACATCGGCGCTCTGCAATATCAATTTATGGATCTCCAACTTCAATGGTATGAAACAATGGAAATGCCGATGCTTCAGCCGGTTGTCTTTCAGACCGTCAATCTTATCACGCAAACGCTCGTGTCAAGCAATGCGTCATTCGCCGTTTCCAGTCCCATGGTATATGATGCTGTTTCGCTTTCTTTTATTCAACAATCCCACCGCAACAGTTATGCCTATGACAACTACGCTTGCGAATATGTACCTTCTTTAGAAAATATCGGCTCGCGTATTGAGTTTACAGTCAGTGGCGGGGATCAGCCAATACGCTTCCCCATCCAGACTTATAGCGAACTGGCACTCAATTACTGGAAGTCGATGGGTGGCGATATTAAGAACTCTATGATGAATGTGTATTCCAGCCAGAATGGTGCTTTCGGTATTGGCTGTAAATTTACTACTGGCATCAATGATCGTTTAGCTGTCAATCTTATCCTTCAACCACCTCTCGTCGTCAATCCGTCCCAGAATCCCTCGGACTGCTTCATTTTTGTTAGCGGATTCCTTTCTATATAAAAAAAACACGGTTGATTCAATAAATAAATAAGTCAAAAAATTGATTTAAATATAATTCAATTATTTAAATCAAAAAGATGGATTACCAAAACGGCAAAATTTACTGTATTAGCAACAACGATTTATATTATGTTGGCAGCACTATACAAGGGTTAAGGGATAGATTAAGGGGGCACAAGGCCGATTGTAATAATTATGAAACATCAAAGCATTATAAGTCTTCTTTTGAAATTATCAAAACTGGAAAATATCAAATTAATTTAATTGAAAATTTTCCCTGTGAATCCAAAGCCGAATTAGAAAAGCGTGAGTTTGAAATTATCAAACAATACAAAGACTTGCACGCCGACAAATGCGTGAATATAATTGGAACAAAAACAGAAGAAGATTTTAAAAAAGAAGCCCGTGATCGAGCCAACGCTTATTATGCCGAACACAAAGCCGAGTGTCAAGCAAAAATGAACCAAGCCTATGCCGACAACCGAGAGAAACGCTTGGAACAAGTCAAAAAATATCGAGAGGAAAATCACGCCAAAATTATGGAAAAAATATTAACACCAGTTCAATGTGAATGTGGCGCTGTAGTAGCAAAATGTAATTTAACCCGCCACAAAAAGTCTAGACGCCATTTAGACAATCTACAAAAATAAAATATATTAACAGTTTATATATGGATTCGCGCACGATACTCCTCGACCCGGCTTCTTCCTCCGCCGACCGAACTTTTTTCCGCATTCCACAGGGGATGAAGTTCTATGCTAGCAAGGTGCGCTTACTCAACTTCAATATCTTGAACAATCAGCAGCAGCCCATTTACTTTGGCCCTCGAGGTATTTATCAACTCGTCCGCAAAATCTCGCTTCTCTCGCTGGGTGGAACGGAAATTGATCGTATTCAACAGATGGATCTCCTTGCCATTAAAATGCTTCATTTGTCCAACTCGTCCCAGTATTCTTTAGCGCGCGAGTTGATGCAAAATATGTGCGTGTCTGTTACTGCGCCTTCTTCTTCCCAGATCGAACTGACCGAAGAGCAGGGCAAAGGCGATGCCACCAAAATTCAAGCCTACATTGATATCACCTTTGCTTTGGCTTACCTTCGATCCCGCAACATTTGCGACGAAGGCTACACCCTCCAGATCGAGTGGGAAACCGATCCTCTTCTCTCAGGTATCCCTGGTGGCTACACCTTTAGCACCTTCCCTTGTTTAGCTCTTGATGAATGTCTTACGGGTCAACCCGCCGACTCGGGCAGTGAATTCGTTTTCACCACCACTGTCGGTGATCGCCTCTTCGTGCCTACCGTGGATTCCAGCGGCAACACCATCCAGCTTCAAGTAAGGTTGAATGCTTTCTTCAATCAATACTTAAGCAATTTTTACTGGTCTTTGGATTATGATCCGGCGACAAATACCTCCGCAAATCCTTACCATTTGGCTTATGCTGCGCCGCAATCGCAGATGGAGTTGGTCGTCGATGGCCGCAAGATAATGATCTGGAAGGGCGTGGACACAGATGCGAAAAAACTGGCGATGCTTGATGACTTCAGCGGTGATGTCTGCTTACCCGGCTACGCACCCGCGCTCTGGGGTGTCGGATCTTCTTTACCCGGCTACGCCACTGGCACGCAGTATGGTCTCACCAACCCTAACACCGGTGTCTTAATGAACGGCACAATGTCTTATGGGTGCATCAAAATCGAACAGTTTGTCCAAATTGATCTCTCGGTTTACTATTCCTTCCTTGGCACTGGCGGCTCTTACGATCAACCCTGCTTCTTGAACTACTTCGCCGAAGTGCTTCGCTCCTACAATAAGGACACCGATATGGTTTCTTTTTTAACTGAACGCAAAGCACAGATTGAAGCTTAATTTTATATTATAAATATATAATCATATTATAAAATGAGTAAAGGGCAACCGCCTCCTGAACCTATTCCACAATCGACTGTATTAGCATTACAAGCTTGGAAAGATAAATATAAGATATCTAATTCTTCATGGGAAACCAAACTGAATGAAGCTGTCACAGTCAATCCTGCCGATAGTGTTTTTGTTAAAGCATCTTTTATCGATACGCGAGGCACGGCTTCAGGCAACATTGATTTAGCCGTTGATACCGAAATATCACTAGAGTATTATTTCTACTGGATCCATACTTTTAATGCTTGTGATCCGAGCGGCCTCGTGCAATATCCAACTACACCGGATGCCTCCTATAATTTAAATCAGCAAGTTTTAGTCGGTGGCCCCGCGGGTTATATCATAAATAATCAAGCCCAGCCAGATATACCCGGCTATTATGCTTATAACTACAGTGGTTCTGATGGTAAGTATGCGGCTACTAATTTAAATGACGCAGATGCCTTGCCGTACTTGGTATATATGAGCAGTAATGAATCGCCAGTAGCGCCGATTGTTGGGCCCTCTATAGATGCTTTGGTCATAGATGTTGGTGTTATTTATATCATAACCGTTATCGGCTTAACGATCAACTGGGAGTATGCTGGGGTAACTGGTGCTAATTACAACAAACTGCCCGCCGGCTGGGATTTGAATACCAGTTATTTCACCGCCACCAACAACCCGTATTATAATTTGCCTACATCGGCTTTTATTCCAGCTGCCTTGGCTGCGCCCCTGCCCTACATCACTTATATTATCACAAATGTGGGAGCTACCGATTGGGTGGCCATTGACCCCGGCCTCGCTAGTAATGTTATTCCGGCTACGCAGATGGTTAATGGTGGTCGCTATTCTATTGTGTCCCTCGGCACTTTGGATTATACTTTTTACGGGGCTGATGAAAATCAGGTTGGTTTAGTTTTTACGGCAACCGTTAATCCGCCCGCCTTACCGCCGGCTTTTCCACAAACGATTACTACCGCAATTTTTAAGGCTAATGTCGGAACTTGGTTTACTAATGCTGGTGGTAATACTTTTGGTTCTGACCCCGCCGATACTTTAAATGTGGTGATTGATATGGACGCAACTACAGGGGCTTTAACTTTGGGTTCTATATCGGGCGCTGGGCAGTGGTTAAGCAGTTCTGGTGGTAAAGTTATTGGAACTTGGTCTATCCCCGGATCTTACTTTGGATTTAATGAAGGCACGCCTAACGCCTCCGCTTTTGTTACGCTTACCGGTTTTACTGCTACTACTAGCGGTCTTTCTGTTTCAAATTTAAGCACTGGAGTTTCATATACAGTTTTGACCACAGGTGCCGAGGACGGTTCTGATCCACAATTTACTTGGAATATGGTGGGAACTTTTCCTACGGCTCAATCTACCGCTATGTCTCCTGATGCTAATTATCAAATTATTGCGCCTTTAACCGGTGTGGATTTTGTAAGCACGCAAGATGGCGGTAGAGTCAGCGAAATTTTTGTATGTCAAGAGGGGAATATTTTAAGTCAGGTGATTACGCTAGACGGTAGCACAAACCCTACGATTGGGGCTATATGTACTTTGATAGATCAGACTGGTTTTGATTATATGCCCGAGTTGGTTAATACTTATGAGGCGGGTATTAATATCGAGGTTCAATATACAAACAATATCGGTGTTTGGTATTATTTTGTTTATGAGGGCGGTGATATTTATTCCGTATTGGGAACGGGTGATAACGCCGGTTCGCCTTTCAGCGACCAATCAGTTCCAGCACAAATATTAACACTAACAATTCCTCCCAGAACCATTGGTGCTTTGGCGGAAACACAATTTCAGTCAGCATGGAACCCTGACCCTAAAACTAATGGCGGGTTTGATTATGGTAATGTTTGGTCTATGACCTCTGTTAATCCGCCTCCGCAACCCCAGCAACTTATTGTTTTTAATGGCGTTGGTGAAGTTTTTACCGCAACTGCTGCTTATACTGGTGCTGGAACTACGGCTACGGTGGAGGGTTTTACTCTTACTACGGCTACGCTTACCGGCACGGGCTATATTAACGGCACTGTGGAATCGTCCGTTATTGAGGTTGGCACCGTTGTTCACGCCATCAATCCCGACCCCGGACTACCCACCGATAATGCTGGCCGAGCCGATGTTTCCGAATTACAAGCCGGTAGTTCTATTTACCAACAATACGACGGCTATGTCGCCACTTATGTTCCGCCTACCACCAAATTTGAAACGCGACCCGTAAAAAAGAAATGGTCTATGACGATTCCCAAGGGTTCTTATAACCCGAATTATCTGGCCGAGTTGATCTCTCGAAATATGTCCAAACAAAAGATCAAAAGAGTTAACAATGTCAAAGGTGGGCCTTTTTCCAAACAAGCCGCGCAATCTACACTCACCGTGCCCACCGACAGCGTTTATAGCAATGTGCCCGGCTTACCTGTCTGGGCGAATCCCAGCGGAGGCGGTGCCAATACTTTCTTTGATTCGAAAGATCCAGCTGTGTATACCATTCCACCGCTTTCTTACAATTATAATCTACCGCCCGACAATGCTGATGATATGCCCTTCCTTTTCTGCCCCGCAATGAACAGCACGATCCTTAGCACCGATACTACGGCAAATCCGACCGGCTCCAACAACAATTTTATTTGGGCTGAAATACCCCACCCAAACGCTAACGGCCTCAACAATCTACCGCAACCTTCTTGGTATGTCAATCTGGTGCCGCTTTGCAAAGATGTCAAATCCGTCTCGCCCACATTGGAAACCATAAATGTCAGCGCCTTTGACGGCAATTATTCCATTCTGCCTTTTTATTCACAAAATTCTATAGTTGTAGATGGCGAAACTGTCACAGGCAACAGCGGGGTTTTTCCGATCATGTTTGGCGCTACGCAAACATCTCTCCTTTACAACAACGAAAACAATGGTTTATTCAGCTTCAACTACTTACACAGCCCCATTTATGCTGCACTTTCTTCCGCGTCCACCGACTTGGCTGAAGTAACCGCGCATATGTATACCACGCAAAAGGTTTCCACCAATATGTCCGGCACCAATTTCTTCACGACCCTGATCGACAAGAAAAGTGGAATACTTTTGAATAAGATGGAGCCAGCTTCTTTTTGGGAGCAACTCGGATTCGATATTCCAGCACTAACGGTGGATTTAGATACCAAACCCACGGGCGGTTTTGACCAAGGTTTTCAAATGACTTTTAACGAATTTCAAGCCAAGACGACCGGCGGCTTCTGCGGCAGCAGTAATATCTATAACCCGCTTTTCAAAACCGCCAATTCAGCCGATCAACCCTGCGTGCCCGACACCGAGTTGATTTATTTAACGGCCGTGCCCGCGGTTGAGCCTTCGGGTAATATTATTACTGCCTACGAACCAAATTTGGTTATCGGCCAATCCTATAAAATTTATTATCCGGGTGAAGAATTTTATCAGGACCAAGGTGAAATACTTTACGACTGGTCTTCTGTTGGCGGTCCTAATCTTGGTTCCAATCCCACCGGTTTTGTTTTTACGGCCACCTCTACGGGTTTTGACCCCAATATAGGGCCGGGCAATACGCCATGGTATGCCGATCCCACCGTTGTCGCCCCTGAAACACCAGTAACTACTGATACCCAACTCCAGAATACCTACTTCCAAGTAGAAAATACCAATACATTAAATGCCGTCAGTATTCCTACGGTGAGAGATGCCACCGGCCATTACCTCGTGGAAATTACGGGCTATAACAGCAACTATATTGACGGCGACTCCAAGTATGAAGTCAAAGCCTTGGTTTCCTCTTACTGGGTTAGCCCTGGTGCCTTCGTTTCGGTCCCATTCGCTGATACTTATAATTTTTTCGGTAGCGGCGCCCCGCTCACTTTGTCAGCGCTCAAGGTGCGCATCTTGGATCCCTTTACCATGAAGGAAGCTATTCTTGGTCCTAATTCATCGATCTATCTCCAAGTCAATAAAATGATGACCGAGCAATTTGTTGCGCAAATACCGAATTAATCAAGTCGCGCCCCTATAATGGACGAATAGTCCTTATACTCTACTCTTGGCTATACAGCGCATCCGCCAACCCTCCCGCAACCCTACCTGCTACATACTTCTATATATATTTATTTATTTTAATATATATATACATAATAAGTAAGGTAATAGAGTAAGGAACCTATATCCTTATCCTGCGGGAGGGTTGGGAGGGATGTATAGTAGTTCTGGCCATACATTTTACAAACCACCTCATTTATCAAAATATACACATAAATATGAAAAAACCTCTATATTTTAAGCTGGAGTTATAAGGGGGGTCAACCCTCACTCTCCCTACCCAACCCTCCCAATTTCCATAAATTCATATAAAAGATATTAAATAATCTTTCATATATATATTAAGCCATATGTTCCGATCCAAGGTCGAAAAAAAAGCAGCTGCCGAGCCAAAACCAAAAAAAACGAAGGAAGAATGGAACGCATATATGAAGCAATACCGGTTGAACAATTTAGAAAAAGTGAAGCAGATCGAAAAGTGTAAATATTATAAAAAGAACCATAACCTGACGCAGAAACATATCAATATGTTTGGCATCTATTCAGCAGAGGTGGCCCGAATAATAAAATCGTATAAATCCATTATTGCGGCGAAGCCGGAGTATCGGGATCTCCTTTTGATTGAAATTTTGGGCGAAACTTTGGACGATAGTGAAATATCGGATAGTTCGGATGAGGAAAATGAAATAGTTTAGGAATTTATATAAAAAAATCATATAAAGATTTTTTTTATATTGTGTATATATAAATGGAACCTTATGAGAAATTGCCTTTAGCGAAAATCAACTACCTCAACAAAATGACATTCGATGAATTTAAACGACACTGTTCATCGTCTTGTAAAAACGAAGCGGAGCGAAAAATCAAATATGATATGATGAAGAAATTTTGTCAAGCTAACATAAAGGCCAAGGGCGAAGTTCGACGGATCTATGCCTATACCTTGAAAACGCCGAATGAAGTAGGCGGGCGCTTGTATTGTGGCAACAGCATTCAAGGGTTGAGTAAACAAATCCGCGGGTTTTTATGTCAAGGTATAATGACCGATATTGATATGAAGAATGCACATCCGACCATCGCCCGTTATTTGTGTCACAAAAACAATATAGATTGTCCGAATTTGAGTTATTATATTGAAAATCGTGATCAGATCATTGAGCGTTTTGGAAATGATGGAAAAACCATATTTTTGAAAGCATTAAATGATGATAAACTCAATAAAAAAGTTAAAGATGATTTTTTCAAAGCATTTGATAAAGAATGTAAAAATATTCAAATAGCCATTACTCAATTACCGGAATATAAACATATAGTGGACACAACTCCGCTTGATAAAGCATATAATTGGAATGGATCGGCTTTTAACAGGATAATGTGTGTATATGAAAATAAAATCTTAAAAGAAGCAATAACAGCATTAAATGCTCGTCAATTAGAAGTAGGGGCATTGATGTTTGATGGGTGTATGATATATGGAGATCATTATTCGGATGAATCCATTTTACGAGAGATTGAAGAAAGAGTAAATAGGCTATATGATGGAATAAATATGACATTCACCTATAAAAGTCATTCAAATGAAATTCAAATGCCCGAAAATGTTGAAGAAGAAGAAGAGCAAAATCAAGATGATTGCTATGATAAAGTCAAAGCTGATTTTGAAAAAACACATGCGAAGATCATAAGCAAAGCGATTTATATCGAAGAACAAGAAAATGATGAAATAGTCATAATGACCCGCAGCAAAATAAAGGATGCCTATGAGCATTTGAAATACATTGATTATTCTGGTGAAACGAAAAAAACCAAAAGTTTTATATTGGCATGGTTTAATGATGAAGAGATCCGTCAATACAAAGACATGGGCATCTATCCGCCTCCGGCTACTGTTCCAAAAACGATTTATAATTTATGGAAACCTTTTACGGCTAGTAAGTATACTAGTGAATATCAAAAAGATAAAATAGGTTTACAAAAGTTTTTGAATCATATAAAAATTTTATGCGGAAATGATGAAAAAGTAGCCGAATATTTTATTCAATGGTTAGCGCAAATGTTTCAATATCCAGCTGTAAAAACGGTAGCACCGACTTTTATTAGTGAAGAGGGTGCTGGTAAAGGAACTTTGTTAGATTTATTGGGATATATTATGGGATCAAAAAAAATAATGGAAAGCACAAAACCGTCGCGTGATTGCTGGGGTAATTTCAATTCACCTATGAGTAGTTCGTTTTTTATTAATTTGAATGAAATGTGTAAAAAAGAAGCCCAAGAAGCCGAAGGACAAATTAAAGGATTAATTACGGATGCTCGTCTGATAATAAATAAAAAGAATCAAGATCCTTATGAAGTAGAGTCATTTCACCGTTTTTTAATTACAACAAATAACGAAGATCCCATTAATACGCGAAAAGGCGATCGACGCAATATCATCATTCGATCTAGTGATGAAAAGGTGGGTGATATTGATTATTTTGTTGATTTACGCGCAACTTTCAAACAAGTGCGGACGCAACGGACAATTTATGATTATTTGATGAGTATTGAAGGAATGGATAAGTTCCACAGCATTCCACGGCCTCAAACAGAGTATCAAGAGGATATGAAAGATATGAAAAGAAGTTTGTATGACCGCTGGGTGGAAGATTTGGCGAGAGAAAAAGAAGATGAACAAGAATTAGAATTTTATGGTGAAAAGCAGTGCGATGATTTCAAACGATGGATGGCGAAAAACTCGATCACAAATTTTGAAACAAATTCAATAAAGATGGCACTGGCGATCAAGCGCTTAAAAATACCGGGTATTGAAACAGGAGTTCGAGGTGGAACCAAAGGAAATAAAACAGTTTATAATATTCCCGCATTGAAGGCGCATTATCTCATAGGTGTGCAAATATTAACCTTGGTGGAAGAAGAACCGGAGAAAATATTAAAACCATTAGAAAAAGGCGATCAATTAATAACGAATTTCATTGGATTGCCGAATTAATTATATTTAGGGGGTTTTTTAACTTAAATATAATATAGTGGTATAGTACATGGATATTATTGCGAAAACGATAGATTTGGAAACATTTGCCTACGAATGCCCTGTTTGCTGGACGATGTATAAAAAGAATGGTGAGCCGTCGCTGCGAGCGAAACGAGTCATTCATCGACATGGATCAGGTGGATCGTTAGTGAATCGAGTGGAGAGCCGTGGTTCACATTGTAAAGATCACCAGCATAATATAGAGATCCATATAACTGACGAAACTAAAAGAACATAAAATTATACATTTATAAAAATATAAATGTGTAAATGCGGATCTTGCTTTTTCTGTTTAATAAAATCAAAACCGATAAAGTCATTAAACAAAAAATTGAAATGATTTAGAAATAATTATCTAAACAAATATAAAATGGCCGAAAAGAAAACTGCTGATTTGAAAAAATACCAAGCTGACTATGCGAAAGCGCATCCGCGCGACAACAGTGAGTATATGAAAGATTATATAAAAAAGGCCGAGGATGTCGAGTGTCCGGTGTGCAAAGCCGCAGGAACGCCAGGCCATTTTAAAACATATGCCAAGTATCGCCACGATGCGACGAAAAAACACAAAACAGCAGAATTACTGCTGGAGGCCAAAAACGAATTGGCCAAAAGACAGAAACAAGAAGAAGAAGCGCAGGCCAAAGCTTTAGCAAAAGAAGATAAAAAGCGAACAATCCGGATCAAGAAAAAGAAGCCATCAGAAAAGAAAGAAGAAAAGAAAGTGGAAAAGAAAGAAGAAAAGAAAGTGGAAAAGAAAGAAGAAAAGAAAG